TCACTAGAGCAGTCGTTAATCGACATCGCTGGATTCGTAGACGAAAGAGGTCTAAGAATCGCTACTCAAGGTAGAAAGATGATAATTCCAAAAGAATTACAATTCACTGCTGAGAGATTAATGAAAACTCCTCAAAGAGTTGGAACAGCTGATAACGATATCAACGCAATCGCTTCAATGGGTATGGTACCAGAAGGATACTCAGTTAATAATTTCTTAACTGATACTGACTCGTACTACCTAATGACTGATGTACCTAATGGATTAAAACATTTCGTTAGATCACCAATCAAAACTGCGATTGAAGGTGACTTCGATACTGGTAACGTAAGATTTAAAGCTAGAGAAAGATATTCTTTTGGATTCTCAGATCCTAGAGCAATATTTGGTAACGGAAATCTACCAACTAGTTAATAAATAATACAATTAGTATTACTTAAAAGGGGCGGTGTTCACACTGCCCCTTTTTTTGTGTATAATAAAAATACCTAGAAAATAATTATTATGTAGACTGGCTAGGCAGACGGTATAGAGACTACATAACGAACGCTATACAAAGGAGAAAATTATGGCATCAACTACTTTTTCAGGACCAGTACGTTCTGAAGGTGGCTTTCAAATGGCTACAAAAAATGCATCAACAGGTGCAATCACAACAAGAATGAGTTCAGGTATGCCTGATCTTACAGGTTTACTTTTAGCTGACACAGCAACAGCAGCAAATATTTCTATCGCTGATGGAATTATTGCAGTTGTAAACTACACAGGTGCAGCAGCATGTGCTGTAGCATTACCAGCAGCAACTAAAGGTGCGATTGCAGTTTATGTTCAAGCTAAAGATACAGCTGGTGGAACTGCGACTTTAACTTTTGATGCAGCTGGATCTGACGTGTGGGCTACTAGTTCTTTAATTGAATCAAGAGCAGCTAATGAAGTAACTTTTGATACTTCTACAGCAGGTGAGACTCAATTAGTTTTTACTCCAGCTGATGCAGCAACAAACTGTTTTACAACTGGAAGCAAAATTGCTTTTATGTGTTTTGAAGATGGTACATGGCACATTGCATCTGAAATGACTGGTGCAGCGGCAGCTGTTACTGGTGCGTTTGCATTTGCAGCGTAATAATTAATTAGTGGCTCCTTCGGGAGCCACGAACTAGGAGATTTATGTTTAAAGGCGATATACAAGCTACAAGATCAACTGCTGCTGCAGGAGCCGCAGCAATTATTTCACAACCAGTAAGATTAAAAGGTATTATAATTTCTAGTGATGGTAATGGAGCAGGTCTTTTAGAATTAACTACAACTTCAAACTCTGGTGACACTTTATTTATAGCTGATTTACCAACTGGCGACTTAGTAAATTTTGGTTTTCCAGATGATGGAATTTTATTTCCAAAAGGAATTTTTTGTAAAACAAAAACAAATGTTGCAGCCTATACATTAATTACAGATAAATATTCTGGTCCTAACTTAACAGGGAGTAATGGATAATGGGTGGTTCAAGTTTTTCATCAGACCAGTCGGTCGCACACGCTACAGCTACAGCTCAAATGGTACCTGTAGGAGGTAGAGTAAGACTAACTTCTATTCAAGGAAAAGGTGCTACAAATGGATCTATTATATTTAGATCTGGTGGAGCAACAGGAAACGTGATTGCAACTTACTTATTTGATACTGAAGGGTTAGATATGTATTTACCAGGTAATGGAATTTTATTTGAAGATGGTATTCATGCAACTATAGCTAATACTGCAGGTGTAACTATTACATTTACATAAGATGGATTTAGATTATTACGCAGATATAATCGAATTAAAAAAAGGTGGTATGCCACCTAGAAATAAAAAAAATTTTAGATCTACTAAAAGTGGAGCTGGAATGACTGCGGCAGGAGTTGCAGCTTACAGAAGAAAAAATCCAGGAAGTAAATTATCTACTGCGGTTACAGAGGATAATCCAGGAAAGAAAAGAGCAGCTAGAAGAAAATCATACTGTGCAAGAAGTGCAGGTCAAATGAAAAAATTTCCTAAAGCTGCAAAGGATCCTAATTCAAGATTAAGACAAGCAAGACGTAGATGGAAATGTTAAATGGCATATTTAAATGCAGACATTCCCCCTATATACTGTAAAATAAGAAAGGAGTATTTATATGATCTTAAAAAACATCAAGGAGAGTCTGTTGACTGTTGTATCTTTAGTGTGGTCTCTATTACAGATCGTGCACTCTTATTTAACATTATGTTACCAAATGGTGCATGCTTTTGGCGTTTGCCTATATCAGCGTTTTTTCAAGAAAAATTCGATAGAGCCGAAGTGCCTAATATGCCGATCGACCAGCTTCAATTGTGGAATTGTTTTAGTTATTATCCTAGTGTTCATTGCTTTAGTTTTCTAAGAGGTAAACGAGGAAAGTATTATGGAAAAGATAAAAAAAATTATCCATTCGAATATTTATTTACCATTGATTGGGGTCATCCAGAGGGAAACATTTTGGATACGGAACATTCTGAAATACCCGCTGAACATAAGTGTGCGCATATATTGGCTCTTGATGACGGCAATTATGCAGCTCAGCCTAATAATCGTATTTTGTGGGATGCTCCTAATTACACTGTTGGTGACGGGGTTCCAGACTATTCGGTACAAACTACAAAATGGAATGTTGAAAATAAAGATTGGCTTACAGAAGATAGTAACAAAATGTTTTACGATATAAATGAAAAAAAAGATACTAAAAGAACATACGAAAAATATAAGGAATATGCACATGATTTATCCTTTGAAAATGATAGTAACAAAGATGATTGATAAATTTATATATAATTTTTTTGGTGCACTAGACAAAGCAATAGGATGGATTGATAATATATTCTTTAACAAAAAAAAGAAAAAGAAATAATTATGGAGTATCAAAGGATGAACTATTATTTTACAGGTGCTTTAATCATAGCTTTTGTTTTAATATCTCTTTTTTTACAACCAGGATATATACCTAGATGAGTAACAAACCATTAAACATCGGAGAAGAAGCAAGAGTACAGATGCCGATGAAGACGGTAGCATCATTGATTGTGCTGGTATCAATGGGCGTCTTCGCTTATACAGAGCTGACGGCTAGGTTGGTATCGTTAGAGACATCAAGAGAATTATTTGAAAATGATTTGTTAAAAAAAAGTGAACAAGTCCCCACGGATCAGGAGCAACATTTTTTAATCGAGGATTTGTACAAGTCCGTAGAGAAAATGGAAGAGACCCAAGAGATGAACATGACTAACAAAGTCAACATAGAATTTTTAAGAGAACAGCTAGATAAAGCTTTAGCTGATATCGAAGTATTAAAAGATAAGGTAAGACAAAACGGAGGTCATTAATGGAGTTGATTGTAGCCCTACTTATGATTGTTAATGGAGAGATCAAAGAACACAGAATTCAAATTGATCCTGAATCAGGTAAACCTTCTATGTCAATGTGCTTAAAAGGGAAGCGGGTTGCTATGAGGTCAAATAAAAATAATAATGTTATTTACCAGTGTATAAAGTCGATGGCCGAACTTGAGTCGAACGTAGACGGATCAAAATCAATTAAAAAATTAATATTGGAGTAATTATGGAATTGACACGTAATTTTAGTTTACAAGAATTAATTAAATCAGACACAGCAATTAGATTAGATATAAATAATAATCCAAACTCAGGTCAGATAGAAAAATTAAAAGCATTATGTGAAAATATACTGCAACCGGTACGTGACCACTTCGGCAGAGTAAAGGTAACGTCAGGGTTCCGTAGCGAGCAGCTTTGCCTAAAGATAGGTAGCTCGATCAACAGCCAACATGCAAAAGCTGAGGCTGCAGACTTCGAATGTATGGGAACAGACAATGCAGAATTAGCTGATTGGATCAATAAAAACCTAGACTACGATCAATTGATCCTCGAGTTCTACACTCCTGGGGAACCCAACTCGGGATGGATACACTGTAGCTATACTACAGATCAACCAAGAAAACAGTTCTTGCATGCATACAAATCTGAGGGTAAAACAAAATATAAACCAGTTATAGGAAAAGCAAAGGATTTAGCATGACAATAGGAAGATCACAGATATCAAAACAAGTAGAAGGTAAATTAAGTGGTGCGAGAGACGAGAAAGAAAAAAAGAAAAGAGTTAAGCTATCTATTAAAAAAAAGAAGAAAAACCCATTAGCCAAGACGTTTACTGTTTAATTAAAAAATGATATAATTCTTGCATGACTAAATTATGTGCAAGAGGCAAAGCTGCTGCTAAAAGAAAATTTCGTGTTTACCCCAGCGCATATGCAAATGCATACGCAAGTAAAATTTGTGCTGGTAAAATCAAAGATCCATCGGGTGTAAAAAGAAAAGATTTTAAAGGACCCAAACCAGCAGGTAAAAAACTTGGTGGAGAAACTAAAGTAAAAGTAAATGAAGTAATAAAAGGTTTAAAAAAAGCATCTAAAACACATGCTGCACAAGCAGAAACTTTAAGCACTCTGAAGCTTAAATATGGTGGTGGAAAAGACATGGGTGCTAAGAAAAAAAAGAAAAAGAAGGCAAGAGATAAATACGACAATAGATTAGAAGATTTACCTAAAGGCTTACAAATAGATACAACAACAAACATGACTGGCTCCTCTGCAAATAAAATGATGTGTGGTGGCGAGGTTCGTGGAACAGGAGCAGCGATACGAGGCAAAGGTTT